CCCCGGTATAGAACAAGAAGATCAGCAGCGGCTTAATGTGCCTGCCCTCGTCAATCAGCCGGTGCGCTTCCTCTTTGGTCAACCAGCGCACCACACCGTTACCGAGCGGCGGCCAATCGAACTTGATCTCGTCGCACATTCCGCGCTTATGAGCGTGCTTAAGAATGGCTGACACTCGCGAGTAGTAGAACGTGCGACGAGAAGAGTTCTGCATCGTTGGAAACACGGCAATCGCGCCGTCGTCAATCTCTGCCTGCCCGATCTGCGTTAGCTTCGTTGTACCGAAGTGCTTGATGATCTCGGCTAGCTTGTGTGTCTGTCGTCCGCCTTTTTCCAAGTAGCTCAGTGCGGCCTGAGCGAATGTCGCTGTTACGCGCTTGCCGTGGATGCTCTCTTCGAGCAGTTCGTTCTCACGGCGCGTCTTGAACTCTTCTGCTGCTCGCTTGTTTGCGATAGCAATGCCAGTGCTTTCGTCAACGCTGATGCCCCTGACGGTGCCGCGCAAGTACCAGTACGGCGAGCCGTGTCGCTCCTTGAGCTTGAGCATCGAGCTTCCTCTGTGAGTGCTTCCTGTATCTGCGCGATATGCGCTTGTGTGAAAAGCTTGCGGCATCCGTTCGGGTAATAGAACGGATGCCGCTGTACAATGTCGCGAAGACGCCGCTCGCTAACGCGTAGCTCTGCGGCGGCTTCTGTGAAGTTCAGTGCAGGCAAGCTACGCAGCAAGCCTCATGAGCCGACGACGCTCGCGATCCTTCTCAAGCTTCGTAGCGAGATCGCTGATGCTGTCCCACTTCTGCCGGAACGACGCATGCCAGAACTGACGACGACGCGCAGGCGTCATCTTGACTTCCTTGAACTCGCCAACGCGCATCCGCTTCTTGAGCGAACTGTTATCAGCGAGCGTACGTGCACCGGGAATGTGCTTGCCGTTCTTGTCGTACTGACGATGCTTCGAGACGTGCGGCCTCGTACGCAGCAGCGCCAGATGTCCGAGCAGTTCGGTATCGCTAAGGCCCTGACGGGCCAGCGCCATGAATGTACGGCCGATCATGCCGCCCTCGCCGCTTCGAGGTCAGCCTTGCTGACGAACTGGCTCATGCTCAGATGCTGACGCTTGCCGCGCTTCGGCTTGCGATCCGCGATCAGGCCGAGCTTGAGCGTAGCGAGTGCGTCTTCCTGCTCCGGCTTCAGCCACTCTGCGCCATTGCGATGAATGCTGGCAGCACGAGAAGCGATCAGCCGCGTAGCTTCAGCGTGCACTTCCTTCGGCTTGTCGTTACGATTGCGCAGCGTCATAGCCATACGCTTCGCAGCGAACGGATCAGACTTGTTCGCTTCTGCGTGCAGAGCGATTGCGTCGAACAGAGAGACGCGCCGAGTATGCTTCTTAGCCATAGTGATAGTCTCCGTTAAAACTGTTGTTAGCCTTCGTACTGCGCGGCGAACGATTGAGTGCGCAGCGCTTGAAGGTCTGCCTCGCTTGTCGGTGCGTAACCGTTTGGCTGACCATTCACGCGCTGGCGTTCTTCAACGCGCTCGCCGTGAACCTGCTGCGCCTCAGTGCGGTATGACGACAAGATCATCTTATCGAACTCAGTGTGTGCAACGTGCTTCATAGTCAGTCTTCCCCTAGTTGTTGTTGAATACCCACAGTTCACCGTTCAGACGCACGAACGTAATTCCTTCGTGCTCCATATCGCGAGCGTATGCCTCGTAATCGAAGTAGCGCTTCAGTACGTCAGGGACGCCTTCAAGAGCGCATGTATCTTCAAGCCACTGTTCTGCGAACGCGGCTTTAGTGTCGGCCTTGCCCATGAACGCTTCACGCGCTTTGTCAATGTCGCCGCTCTGATCGACCTGCTCGATGTATGCTTCGAGCATCGTCTTGTCGTCGTCATCGAGTTCGATCCACTCCCACAACGCATCAGGCACATGGCTCTCGTTGTAGTAACAACGCGGAAAGCCTTCGTAGTCTTGGAACATGAACTCAGGATCAGCCTCGTCAGTGTGCAATTCCTTGCACGCTTCGAGGAACGCATCCTTGTCGCTGTAGTCGTCAAGATTGAGCCATGCGCCCTTGATCGAGCCGTTGTTGTACTTGGCGTACGTGCCAACGTAGAGCCGTGGCGTTGTGTATTCGCTCATTAGTGGCACCCTAAGCAAACGAGGTACTTCTTCGCGCGGCAGTGCTCGCACGTTTCTTCCGTGAGTGCTTCGGCGATAACGCGCACAAACGGCTTCAAATCGTAGAATGCGTGAGCCTCATACGACATAGGCCCATAGCGATGCCAACGCACGGTAGTCAGTGCTCGCCACTCGTTCTCCGATGCGCAATGCGCGAGAACAGTGCGGCAGTCTTTAACCGCGTCTTCGCCTTCGTGCTCAGCCTGAACATTCAAGCGCCGCGTGAGTTTATCTCGCAGTGTCATGCCCCTCACCTACTGTCCGAACAAATCAGACGTGCAGCCTTCTCAAGAGTGCGAGCGTCCGCGTCCCACGCCTTCGCCGTGGTGCGATCCTGCCAGTTGTGGCGAATGTGTTCGGCCTTCTCCGAGCAGATCAGAGACAGACCAACGACGACGTGCGTCAGACCGTGCGCATCGATCATAGCTTCGAGCGCTTCTGTGATGTCTTTCATGTCGCCCTCAGTTGTAGAACTTGCACTCAGACATGAGCGGTCTAGTGCGTACTGCTGCCTTGGCAGAGGTGCGGCTAGTCGCGCGAAGAAAACCTTCTCGGTGTTCGGGATAGAACGGCTCGTCGCAGCAGAACCAATACAGCCGCGCACCTACGCCGTAGTACTGCCCACGGCTCGTGTAGCCCTGAGAGTTCAAGCGAACACGCTGTAGCGTGACCTTACCCGTGTAGTTGTGCGGATTGCTCACGAGAACATTCTCCGCTCATAAGCACGAGCGAAGCGCTGATGCGCCTTGCGAATGCGATACCCACGGATCAGGCCACGCAGAACGAGGCCGAGCGCCGCGAATGGTACAGCGAACGCGATGCACAGAAGCACCAGCAGTGCTTCCAGCGAGATACCAACGTCAGGCATTGTCGTGCTCCCTAGCTGTGTGTGTAACCGTCAGGCTCGATGCCGAGCCACATGCCGCACCATTGGATCATGATGCAGTCATAGCCAGCGTGCGCAGTGCGGCGGAACGCGCGGTATCTGCGCCACCATGCGTGCACGTTGATAGGATGATCCGGCTTAGGATCACGACGAGTGAACACGCGAAGCAACGCCTCGCGCTGTAGTCTTGTGGTGCGAACCATTGTCGTGCTCCTATTGCGTTTTGTGAGTGCTGATCGTTGCGCCTTCACTTCGGAGTTGGGACATTTGCCCATTTCAAAACCCTAGTGTTCGGCGCGCATCAGCACTCGCAGAACGCAAAAAAGGGCGCACGCAGATTGAACTACGTGCGCCCCATTGATTAGATACGTGCCTGCCTACAGGCTTACGGATAGCTAGTGCGCGGTAGGCGCAGCCGGGATCAGCTTTTCCAGGCCAGCGATCAGCGAGCCGTGGTTCGCCTTCGTTTCCTTCGCGTCCTTTTCGAGCTTCTTGATCGTGGAAGCGATCAGCGCAGCCACGTCGATAGCCTGATACGGCTTCTCCGGGCTGAACTTCCAGAACGGGTTAGCCTGAGCGTCACCGAGCCGAACCTTGCCGCCCTGCACGAAGATCGGATTGTCACCATCGAACATGATCGGGCCGAACTCGCTGAGCCAATCCCGCATGGCATTCTTGCGAGCCGCCTCCGGCATCGCGTTCAGGAGCTTCGCAGCCATGCGAATGTCGGAGTGCTGGCCGATGTGCTGAAGCACAGAGCAGGCAGCAACGTGCATATCCTGCTGAAGCGTCTGCCCGCGCCGATGAATGCTCATGAGCGCATCTTCGATTGCCTTGGTGCCGACGAGCAGCTTCATCATGGAAGCAGCCTTGACGGGCTTGGCAGGCGCAGTGGTAGCGGTCGCAGTTTTATTGGCAGTCATGTCACGTCTCCGGTTGAACGCCTCAATGGCGCGGGCTGTTGATCCTAGATGCCGTCTAGGTGCGGATCAGGCAAAGGCGTAGCGAGCAGCAACAGCATTCCGCCGATTGCGCCGCATGGTGCCGCCCATGAGAACAGCGTCCTCAAGGTCGTCAGTGTGGTACGCATGGCGGTTGTCGCGATCCTCAACGAAGTTAATCGTCCAATCGCGATACCGTCCTGTCATACGCATGCCGTTCTGTTGCAGACGCAGATGCGCCTCATGTAGTGTCATCATGTACTTAAATCCTATAGGCCATTGCGTACACAACGAGCGCACCAATGGCGTACATGATGCACGTACCGAGAATGTGCACCTTACCCGTGGCTAGATTGATGACAGCAACCGCTGGCCATCCACCCATAAGGAATAGAACAATAAGAAGCATGGCGAACATGCTCCCGTATACGATCATTCCCGCAATCGTTTCTGTATTCATGGCTTGCTCACTAGTTGGTTACGTGAGCACAGAGGCTTCCAATAGAGAACGCATTACATCCGTGCATTCTCAACGTGCCTACTCTCGACCCGCTTCATAGGTTGTCTTGGCACTAGGCCAGTATTCCCTATTACCCACGTTCACCCGTAGTTCTTACGTGCTCTGTGCTCGCATAACCAACTAGGCACACTTGTAGCGTGGTGCGTATCCCTACGTTCCACAGTGCCTAGCTGGCCCATGCAATTTGCGTAATTATGAAGTTAGTGCCGGTCTCTAACCCGCTCTAATCGTGCAGATAGCTTAGATGAAACCCGCTCTACGTTTGTGTGTAGCGTGTCCGCGCCTAAGCCTAGCAGTCATGACGCTGAAAGAGAGTGCAATTAACTGGTACACACCACTAGCAAGCTTGGCTGTTGCGATAGCTAGTGCGCTTGTGTGTTACCTTGCTGACTTTCGGCCTGCTCCCCGTTGCACCTAGCGATAGCGCGCATTCAATCAGTGTCTTACTCTGTGCCATCCAAGATGGAACGCCTATGCGGCTCACAGTGCACTAATCACGCGCTAATCATTCGGAACGGTATGGTTCCATAGATCAGCAAATACTAGTGGTGCCTCAAGGCATCGGACTTCGCGCGGCTTATCCGGTTCAAACAGTAGCGCCAACCTCGTATGGCTCACGCGCTACCTAAGCGGTTATTCCCCTGCTAGTCACTCACAAGTGCAGCCATTGTTTCGTTCTGCAATCCGTCACTATTGAGGCTAGTGCAGCCTATGTATTCCAGTCTGTAGCTATCGCTGGCTTATGAAGCAGGTAAGGACAAGTCGCCGAAGCAGTCTGTCAGTCCCGCCGCATCGCTGCGACAACCGAACAATAGCACGTTTCATCCGTACCGATACCAGTATTTTGGATCAGTAGGATGATATGCAGTTATCTGATTGATCTTACTACAGAACATTCTCTGTGCTGTATCTGTACGATACTACGTAGAATGATCTAATTCAGCCATTCCGGCTTAATGACTGCGCAGAGATATTGTATATATATCAGTATGTTATCTAGTATGAGTAGCTAGTTCTGTACTACTGATCCGTACCTAATTCAGTAGCTAGATATATACATACTAGTAGTATCTATTCAGAGTACTAGTATCTAACTATATGATATTATTATATAATCTTCTTATACCGATACCCTAAAGCTAGGTATCGATATGTATCTCCAAATAGGGAGGGAATGGCCTAGCCTAGCTAGGATCAGGTTCGAGCTAGCTACTAGCTGAGCTATAACTATGATTAGGAGCTATGAGCATCATCGAGAGCAAAAGACAGCGACAAAGACAGATGCTCACGCTTACGATTGCTGTTGCCCTAGTTGACACTGGGATTAGCTACATGCTATAGCTTAGCTATGAATACGGAACAGCCAACTGGTAAACGGTCCATACGCTACACGGTACGCGGTAGTATCGTTGGGTATATCGGGCGGACTATGTGGATTAACTTCGGAGAAGCTGGCGACCCGCATGCTGAACGTACTGCCAAGGAATGGTTAGAGGATGATAAGACTAAGTAGCATACCCGGCACCTAGACCGACACTAGGCTGGCTACGGATTACCCTACGGATTGCAAATCAGATGCTAATACGATCTTATAGCAAGGCTATTAGCCGAGGGCCTACGGGGGAAACTCGCGTCGGGTCTATGTTAGATGCCCCCACGAAAAATTCCGTCGTTTTCCCGATGAGCAACCTGTGCTACCGATCCGCCATGAACGGACTTGGATTTGAGAATATCGGGTTGTCCCTCGCGATCCTGGGTGTCGCCGTGGGTGTATTCCTTCTGGTCTGCTTTAGAGACCGCAAGAACAGCTAGCCGAGTCCGCCTGTGCGTTAAATCAACCCGCCCCCTGTGAAGGGACCGGGAGAAATCGGACGCACAGGCGAGTCTCCTAGACGGCCTAGGACTTGGCGAAGCTGATTGTACGCCGAGCACGCTTAGTGCCCCACGCAGCGCCTGCCGTTGAGCCCTGATGAAAGTAGAACTTCTGCCGGTCGGCTGTAGTGCGGATCAGCGTGTCCTTGTAGCCGGGCACTAGGTTCGCATCAGTGACGACGCGTACGCTATGACCTGTACTCGGATTGAGTAGCTTGAGGTCTCCGGTAGTACCGAAGGCGTGATCTGTGATAGCCGATATGTCAGTTGGTGCGCCGCCGTCCGCGATAGCCTGAGTGAAGGCATACGCAACGATCTCCATATGGATGTACGCGGTGTTCGCGAAGGCCGCAGTAGAGGTCACAGTAGTGTCCTCGTACAAGGTACCATCGGCATTGAACGTCAGCAGGTAGTCAACCAAGGCGGTAATGCCCGGCCCATAGGTGATAGTGACCTGATTGGCGAACTTGAACACCTTAGCCCGTAGAGTACCGGATAGCGGATCGACTAGAACATCGTCAGCGTACCAGTTCTCGAACACAGGGACAGCGCCGCCGTGGTACGAGCCGCCTGTAAGGCCGGTGGTAGTCTCCTGTAGCGCGTAATCGAACGCTCCGATGTCCGCACCGAGAGTATACAGTGGTGCGGTAGGGTCAGAGGTTACTGAAGGTAGCTCGTAGCTGCCGGTGCGCCTGAAGTTAGCGTGAGGATCACCGAGGTCCGTGGAGTCAGAGCCGCCGAGGTTACGCTGCATACGAGCGGACCAAGCTGTGCCGTGAGAGGACGGACGGTTCACGTAGATTGTGTTGGCATCGGTAGAGGTCAGCAGCAGGAGTTCACGAGGCTCTACGCCGATCAATGCTTGCTTACTGACACCACGGAGCCCTTTACGGAATTGATTGACGCTCATAGTGTACAGAGTGTAGGCCGGGATTGCTCCCGGCCATTAACTCAGTGCTTAGCTCAGCTCGACGTATTCGACAACGAGGTCGATTACGGCGGCGTTCCAGGCGGTCACTGCATCGAAGTACAGAGTACGGACACCAGCGGTGTTGATCGCCGGGGTAGTCGGATTGACAAAGTATAGGTTCGAGGCGCTGATCGGCTGAGCAGCCACGATGTCAGTGCCGCCGAGAGTAGTACCAATCTTCAGACCGCCAGTGATGGCGTTCGCAGTGTTGTTGCGGATGTAGAACTTGGAGACCGCGCAGTTCGCGGGAACGTCAATGGTGAAGGCCGCGCCCTGCGACCGCACACGCCGACGACGGGTCACGCGGGTGGAGGAATTTTCGAAGATCGACATAGTTTATCCTTACTTAAATGATGGGTTGCACTTGTGGAACCCGTGTGGTGTAAGCTTCCCGTAAGGGTTGCGTGGTAGTCCACGTAGATACAGCGCCTGTACTGACCGCGAGGTCTTACTGGGGCGCATGAGCGGGGAGCAGCCTTAACTGGCTGTTCCCCGTTCGCTTATTCAGCGGGCTTCTCGTCGGCGGAAGCAGTAGCCGTGGTAACGTGCCCGACCTGCCTATGCAGAGCCGAGGCATCGCGTTCAGCGATAGCGGCGATCTCGGCGATCAGCGCCGCAGCATCGCCCTCGAAGCGCGCGAGAGCGTGCTGCACGAGTATCTTGATAGTCTCGATGTAGAGCTTGTGCTTCTCTTCGTTGCCGCGAATGCGCTGAGCAGCCTGGATACCAGCCTTACGCAGTTCAGTAGTGAAGCCCCATTCGTCACGCGGGAACTCGACGAGTGCCGGGTTCGCAGAGACCGTAGGGGCAGCTTTCTTTTCAGTAGCCATGTTCTTCCTTGTACGGTCAGAAGCGACCGCGAGTGAATTTGTCCAGTGCGTTAGGTGCACGGAATTGTTTGCCAAAGGTGCCGGGTAGCTTGCGACCGTCCCCTAGTGGGTTCGACATGAGCTTGCGGTACGCTTCAGTCTTGGCGATAGCCTTGGACTTGTCTTCGTCCATAGCAATGAGTTCAACCCAGTGCCTTGCAGAGCCAGCGATAGCGTCGAGACGGTCATCATGGATCAGTGACTTGGGATCGCGCGTGATGCGCGACATCTGCCATAGCCAACTGTACGTGCTGCGTAGGTCGGCAGCGTACTGCTGACATGCAGCCCAGTCGTCATAGATCAGGTCTTCATGCACGATGAATTTGCCTGCGCCGATCATAGGCTCAAGCACGTCGATGATGCGTAGCTCCTTCTGTCCGCTCTCCCACACGTCCTCGATACCAACTGAATGGTTCACGTCGCGGAGTGCTTTGAGTAGGCGAGGTTGCCACGCAGACGAGAGAGCGCCGTTGCCGAAGTTCTTCTCGATGTCGATTGTGCGCGGCTTCCACCTCACAGCGATAGACGTTAGCCAGTCGAGTTGCGCATCAGCGTAGCCGCCAGGCATACCGCCAACGGCTGCAAGCAGCACACGCCCGGCGCATAGGCCAGTGATCGCGTAAGCAAGCTCGTCGCCGTTCTGGCCGCCACCGGCCGGGTCAACGTACATATGCCAGCCGGTGATCTCACCGAAGTCCTCTGCCGACTTGACGCGGTACAGGCGATCCTTGACAGGGAAGCCGGAAGGCATCGTGACAATAGCGTCGTCTGTGCGAGCGAAGTTGATCGTCATAGGTGCACGCATCTGTTCGCGGTCGTACGCGAGGACGCGCAGGTTCGCGAGCTTCAGCGGGAAGCGCATCGCATCGGACAGCGTAGTGCTCAGCATGTGCTGAAGCTGGAAGTACGCTGGCCCCTGATCGATCTCCTTCTTGATCAGGATGTCTTCACCGAGCAGGACAGGATCAACAGGTTGACCGCGTTCGCCGGTAGGACCGCCGCCAGTTTGCAGCGCCTTCGTGAGACGCTTGCGAATGAATGGCGCGAGATACGTACCGTAGCCCGGCAACTCTTCATCGGTCGGGTATCGTCCCGGCCAGATGCGGATGTCGTAGCCACGTCCAGGCAATCCGTTGTACAGACTGTCGATGCTCTGCGGCGTACCGAGATACACGATGTCACCTGTAGAACAGATGGACGCGAAGTCGAGCGTAAGATGCACAAGGCGTGCACGCTGATGCTGCGTCTGACTGTTCTTCTGGCTCTCGATGTCGTCAGCGATCAGAAGGTCGGCTCGCTTACCCTGCATGTTCGAAGTGATACCGACGCACGCGAGTGATGGAGACTTCTCAGGCCCCTTCAGACTGTAGTGAATGTCGAATGCTTCAACCGATGCGCGGTCGCCGTTGCTTCTGTCCGGTCGCAGGCACGCCAACTCAGGCATACCGTTGATGATCTGAATAACCCAGTTCGCGATCTCAGTTGCCTGAGTATCACCGGCCGACAAGATCAGCACGCGGGTAGTTGGATCGTGGATGAAGCGCCACACTGCATACGCAGCGGTGATCGTTGTCTTTGCCTGTCCGCGCTGCGCCTGCACCATTCGGTACTTCGGGCCGTGCGCGATATATTGTCCGATGTCGATCTGCACTTCAGTACAGATGAAGCCCATGAGGTCTTCGATGACATCCACGAGGAAGTCCTCGAAGTTCGCATAGTGCTTCTGAAGAAGCTCTAGTTCATGCCAACGTTCGAGAGCCTGTTCGGTAGTCTCTCGTACAGCCAAGGCTGTCCTTTCACGTTATGGATTTACTGAGGCGCACACTGTAGCCCCTATGGTGCTTATGTGTGTGCGCCTGATAAATTCACTCGTCAGTCAAATACGAGACGTTCCCAACGGTACGTCTCTTCTTAGCCTTCTCGGCCAATCGTTGTTCAAGCTCGCCCATGCTGTTGCCAGCCTCAGGCGCACAAGTAACCTTGTTCGCGTCGAGGAAGCGTACCATCACGGAGAGCAGCGCCGGATTAAGCTCCGGTGCCTTGATGCCTTTGTCAGCTAGGACTTCAACGTCCGTAGCTTCAAATACTTTTTGTGCCTTCTCGACTTGATCGAGGGCGGTAATCATTACTTCAGCGATCCTGTTATGCAGGTCGCCAAGCCGTCCTTCAGTAGCCGGACCCTTAGTCACTGAACCACTTCCTGATGGAGTTATATGCGCGCGGGACTTCGTGCACGAGACGTGCAACCAAAAGGATGAAGCCCATAATCTGAATGATCGTATTCGAGTGCTCTACGAATAGAGCCAACAGCGCAGCAACGTATGAGGCTGCTGCGGCCATGTAGTCGTTGGTCTGCACAGCAGCCTCCGTTGAATTAGAACACAGTGTCGATTGAAGTCTTCCACGCGCTAGCGCAGAGGTCTGAACCTATCGCAGACCAATGCGCGCCGAAGCGATACGAAGGATCGTTCAGAGCATCTGTATCGGGTCCGGCGATGATGCCGTTAGGCACGTTGATCGCAGCGGCCTGAGCCGCACGCACAGGAGCGTATGACGTGGTGCCGTTGTACGTGGTCTGCGAAATGAAGATCACGATACCCGGCCACAGTGCACGCAGACCTGCGATGAGGTCTGCAAGTCCTGCTGCGTAGGCAGCCTGTGTAGTAGCGACAACCTGATCGCTCTCGCCCTGCATCCAGGTGATGAAGTTCGGAGTGAGACCCTTGTTGTCGAGACGCGCTTTGACTGCGAGCACGCGCTGCCAGAGGATACCGCCCTGCGGACGCCACTGGCTAATGATCGTACCACCAACCGCAGGAGGCACCATGATCACACGCTGGCACATGCCAGCAGCAATCATCTTGTCGGCGCATCGCGGCATCCAGTTTCCACTGAGACCGGAGCAACCGAGAAGCGGTGCGTCACCCTTGTAGATCGCACCATCGTGCGGATTGAAGTTGTGCACCTTGCTGCTAGTCGCAGTGTACCCAACCTGATCATGGTTAGCAGTGGTCGATTGACCTAACGCCAACCAGACCAACGTAGTCTCGCCAGCTTGAATTGCTTGCGGTAGTACGGGTGCACGATACGACGTGCGGCCCCATGCGTTGTTCGGATCGTCCGTCTCCGGCATGAAGTACGGATCAGGACTACCGCTTAGTACGTACATTCACTAATTCCAAATCTTGCCACGGATGCCGTTCGAGAACACAGAGGCAGCCGCGACATCGCCCGCGTACCAAGACGTGGTGCCAGAAGCCGCAGAGATTTCGAGCCACGCCAGATAGGTGTAGCCAAGCTGCGCGGGAGCCGCGTAGTTCGAGAAGCCTTGCGCGAGTAGTCCCGCGCCGGTCGTCGCGATCAATCCATCCTTGCCACTGTTCGTAGTGATGGAGTTGACGCCGATGCCGACGTACTTCGTTGCGTTGCCGATAGAGTGCGCAGCAGACGAGATCGCGGTGCTCTCAAGAGGACCACCAGACAGACACTGTAGAAGCTCGATCTTGTTCAGTGGGTTCGCGTTGACCTGCCGCCACGTGAGGATCGTGTAATTCCACGTAGTACCCAGCGTCTCTGCGTTCGCGAACAGGAAGCGCGGAGTGGGATTGTAAGCGTTCGACAACAGGCGTCGCAGAATAGTGTCGGTAGCTACGCCATCGAACGTCGCACGGAACGAGCCAACAAAGGTCGCCTGACGAGCAGGTATCGACACAGTGTTTCCGGTCGCAGAGCCGTAACGTAGAGTGATCGCGTTCTTGTTGCGCCAGTGGCCTTTGAAGAACTCGATCTCGGTAGTACCAGCACCAGTGCCGCGAGAATTGTCCGATGCCCATGCAGGACCAGTACCGAGCTTGGTGCCGGACGACTTGAACACGAACAGATCGAACTGCTTACCGGCCTGATGATAGCCAGTGTCCGTAGACACGTTGTCGAGTTGCAGGCTCAGTTCAGAGAACAGCGTGAGGTCATCGGCAGTGCCGTTGAACACCCTTATCCACTCGCTGAGCGCTGGCGTGTAGTAGATGACCGAGGCCATCGCCACGTCAGCAATCGGGAACGCCGTACCAGAGGTAAGCGTGAGCCGACCACCTGGCGGCGACATGCCGATGATGCCGACGAGCGACGCGGCGGATGCCGCAGCGGCTGCTTCAGAGCCAGCCGCCGCCGTAGCGGAGCCCGCCGCAGCGTTCTTGTAACCAAGCGTGGTCGTCTCATGCGTACCAGCAAGGGTCGCCTGAGCCGTAGCCACTGCCGCAGCAGCGAGAGCTTCCTCGACACCTGCGGGACCGACGTGGCTATCGACGTACGCTTTGGTAGCAACGTCAGTAGGCTCAGACGGATAACCGCTATCGACGATCTTGAAGCCGCCCATGTTCAGGTCCGCCGAGAACGCATTGAAGCGTCCGTCAGCGATCTCCTGCATAGCCATCAAGGCTTGCTTCTGCATGATCGAGAGATTGTCTTCGTCGATCTGATCACCGTTGTGGTAATCGACCAGCAGACTGTCCTTGGCTACCGTGCGCTCGAAGACGACGCGCAAGCCAACGCCAGCGGGTGCACCGCCGACCTGTAGTAAATTCGTAGATAAGAAGGTAATCGGCCTATATAGCGGATCACCGCTGCCGTCAGTCTCATTATCAACTCTACACTTAACGTCCTCTTCGTTGAGGTAGTCTAGTGCGAAGTTCACAGCGAACTGCGTGGTAGAGCCGTCACCTATAGCTACGACCCGTGAGTAGGCCATATAGTAACTCCTTGTATCTCCTAATAGGGAGGGCACAAGGAGCCACTAGATGGATGTTACTGGGTCTTCAGTGAGTTAAGGAAGTAGGTCATACCGTACGCCTTGCCGAAGATAGGAGTTGTCTGCATAGCGCGAACGTCGTTGTTAGACAGCGCGCCAGTAGCAGCATGTCCAGCAATCGCTGGAAGGTGTAGTAGACCGTTCATTGCACTAAGAGCAGCAGGAGTGCTGAGAATGTCTCCCGCCTGTCCGCGACTTCCACCGTACGAGTTGATCTTCAAGTCATCGAGCCCGAGCATGCCCGCGACCGGATCAACCCACATGGGAAGCCAGCCGGTCATGTTGCTGTATCCGATGGCTCCACGCGCGATCTTGTCCATCGTCAGGTTCTGCGTGTTGCCGTTGATCGCCTGCTTAGCAGCGTAGGCAGCAGCAGCAGTCGTAAGGCCAGCTAGGAACGTGCCCATCGCCTGTCCATCTTGCAGACGCACGTTACGAAGAACCTGCTTCTCGACTGCGAGTAGAGAGAACGTCTTCATGTGGAAGAAGAGAGACGCGATACCATCCTTGTGGAACAATACGCTGCTCTCGCCAGCCATTGCCTTCTGCACAGTCTGGTTCACGTGCCTGTTCAACGCGAGCACGAAGTCCTCTGCATCTTGCGCATCCCACTTATCGAAGTTCGTCTTGTGCAATGTGCCGTTGACGAACTCGACAACAGGCGGACGAGTGCCGTGCTGATTGACGCGGACAGGCTGCGCGTACTTACGCTGGATGCGTGCGTACAGCGCCGGGTCAAGCCCAATGTCCGCAGCCCTCTCAGGGCTCAGATCGTTTGCAAGGCCAGCCATGTTCCGCATGATCTTGTCAGCGGCGGAAGTAACAGCAACGCGCTGCTGGAAGTTACGAACCTGATAGTACAATGACGTGTAGCCCATGACGTGTTGTGCGTCGTTCAACTTGCTCGACACTTGCTGAGCGAGCCACGATGCACCAGGGCCTTGACGCTCCATGTCGAGGTTCAAATCGTTCCTGAAGTATTTCTCTTCGGGTACCATCACGCCCATGTGCTTCAACTCCTGCGCCAGCGGTGACGTAGGGTTCGCAGCATTGCCACGCAGCGCGTAGCCAGCGTGTTCGAACCAACGCTTCAATCCAACAGCCGACATCTGAGCGCCAAGCTCCGACATCTGCGTGAGACCTAGCTGCGGGAGCAGCACAAGGTTTGTCAGCTTCTTGGCGTTCGCATAGAACGGGCTGAGCCCGCCAGCGATAGCGCCACCAGTGAAGTTGCTGAACATCGCTTCGAGGTGTTCGCGAGTGAGGTGCTTGTCACGGTCCACGAGGTCATTGAACTTATCGAACTTCGAAGTGCCGGTCGGAAGGCTATGCCCACGCGCCTGCTGTTCTTCGAGGATCGCATCGATCACTGCGTTCATGTCGGCCTTGGACGAGATACCCTTGCGTGCCAGAGCGGCAGCGCCAGCGGTACTTCGGACGCGGCGAGCCAGTATGCCTGCAACGTCGTTGTCCATCAGGTCCATCATGTTGATGCCGTTGGATGCAGTGTAGCGCATGTCAACGTCAATGCGCTTCTTCGTGTGTCCCTGCTGACTGCGCTCTGCGACTTCACCCTTGAGCTTCTGCACGAGTGCATTCGCTTCAGTGGTGCTAACGCCATTGGCGCGCAGAGTGTCAGCCAAGAACTCGCTACCGTCCTGCTGCAAGATACCTATCAGGTTCGTATCGAGCCCCTGCTCCGAACGGCGGGCACGGTTCACAACAGCAGCGGCGTAGATGTCTGCGTTCTCGCGAGTCATACCGTGCTGATGAACGTAGTGCTCAGCGATAGCATCCGCGATGTCCTTCGCAGTCTTGCCGCCAGTGCGGATCATGTTCTCAATCGCAGCACCGCTCCACTTCTGAGAGAAGTACCCGGAGTACGGCTGGAAGTTCTCGTAGCCCTTGATCGAGCCTTCGCCCGGTCGTCCTTGACCGATCTCGATGTCCTTCTTATGAAACTCGTCGATAGCATCCGCAGCCATCTTCACAGCAGGCGATGCGCCACGGTCTGTGCCTGGAGCGTCGTACGCCCTGCCCTGAAGCTCAGTGAGCACGTCGCGATTGAAGCGCTTACGGTGCGCAGGATCGAGGCTTTCAACAGCACCTAGGCCCTGCTCCTTGTTCCAGAGCTTACGCGTATAGTCGTAGTGCTCCGAGACGGAGCCGAGTTGATTGCGGTACAACTCCATCAGCATTGCAGCCGAGCGGTTGTTGCGAACGATACCGCTAGCGCTCTCGAATAGATCGTAAGCAGTTCGCTGAGCGACAACAGAACCTGATCGCCACATGCGGTCGAAGTCCGTAGCCATCGGAGACGCGGCGAGCATGTCATGAAAGCGCGAAGCGTACTTCGCCACCGTGTCACCGAGCGTGCCGTTGTTCGTGATGCCGACGTACTTGTCGTTGTACTCCTGAGCGATGCCCGTGCGGTTCGCCCAATTGCGCGCGGATATGATCATGCTCTGGATGCGAGATGATTGGATCGTTGCGGTAGAGCCCTGAGCCTGCAACTGGCGAGCGCCAATCGATCCGCCGTTCTCACCTTGAACATCCTTCATGGTGCTACCAGCGGCAATCGTCTGCTCACCGGAGCCAAGCCCGTCAGGATGCACGCCAAGGTCTTGGAGCTTCACGAACGTCGGCTTGTCCTGTCCTTCAGGGATCACGATGTTCTCTTGATGAAACTCTTCTTCCGCTTGCGCAGCACGACTACCATACGGATCGTCATGCAGATGCGTCTCAGTACGCGGGTCTGACTTAGCAAGCGGCGCACCATCGTGCACGTACTCGTCAAAGTCCTTTGCCACCGAATGCACGGCATCGTTAGCCTTGATCTCAGTGCGCTCTTTCTTCAGTGCACCACCGGCCAAGCCGAACACCATGCCGCCGAGACCGGCAGCAGGTACGCTCGTCCAGTCTCCGGTAGTGCCTGCATTCAGAGCGATGGTCTGTGCAGTCGCTTGTTCGAGACCGCCGAGCGCGCTCGATGCAGCCAGCCGTCCCCACTTCGTTCCGAGGATGCCGCCCTTGAAGACGGACGATGCGCCACCGGACAACACAGCCATCGGCGTATCAAGGTCTACAATACCTGCGAGCCCTGATGCCACGAATGTGCTGAAGCCTCCGCGCCGCGCCAGTATCTCTTGCTTCCTGAGTTCGTCCGTCATGTCTGACAGGATCAGGTTAGCTTCTCTCTCCGACGTAGCTAGCCTGTACTGGCTCTCTAGCGGTTGAGGGATCGCTGTGCGATTGCGCTTGATGAAGTCGTCTGCGTTAAAGGTCGGGTCGGGAGCAGGCGACAATGCTTCGCGCTCGTAGCGCTTGTAAAGCTCGTAGGCGAAGTTGCCGCCACTCGTGAACGACTTGCCAACGCTGTCTGCGAACAACTCGACGCTATCAGGAATGATCGCGCTGCCGTTCGTAACAGTGTTCGCCTCGTTCTCAAGGCGGATAGTCTCCGACGTAGGCTCGCGGCCTACAGCATCGGTCTTCTCGTCCACCTTAATGAGTGGATTACTACTTGCACTAGGCAGAAGCCCTGACGGGTCTTCCACCGGATCATCTATTGCCATTGTACTCCTATGCTGGCCCACGCTCATGCGCAGGCCAGCCAGTTGAATTAGTTCGCGTTGTAGATACTCTCCACAGTGTCGCCCTTGAACGCCTTCGCGGTGCCCTTGAACATTTCGTTCCAGACCTTCGCCCACGTTCCCGGTTGCGTCTGCTGCTTCGTGTACTCTGCACCAATGCTTTTGATATTGAAGTGCTTCGGTTGCCCGAGCGTCTGCTTCATATCTTTGTCTTTGTACAGATCGACTGTGAGCACGCCGAGTTCAGCGTTGTACGTGATGCTCATGGGCGGCTCGTGTGCGCGCTCGTTCTTGTAGTTGTCGGGACTATCGAACGTGCCGGGAGCAATTGCACGAGCAATGCCCTGCGGGCTCAAGCTGCGCTCGATGTCACCGGCCGCTTTGATCGTGTTCACGATGCCGCTGCTCTGCCTGTCCGTATAGGACTTGCCCCAAATCTTCTCTCCGTTGCTGCGGAGGTAAGTCGAGATTGCATCTTCAGCGGCATTAGGGCCGAAGCCCTTCACACCCATTTCAACGTCAAGCTCCTTACCGGGCTTGCTGATGATGAGGTTGCCCATGACGGGGACAGAGTGCGCCTGCAAATCCTGTAGAGCCTTCTCAAGCGAGACTTCGCCGCGCTCGTTCGGGTTCTGGAAGTGGTACGCCTCTGCGCGCATGTTCACGTAGTTCTCTGCGGTCCTGTTGTTCGTCAGGATGCGCTCGCGCTCACTACGATCATACGTGCCGAACAGACGGTTCAAGAACCCTGGATCAGTGCGTTCGAGCAGCGTCTTCGGCATGTCAACAGCGAGCTTCTGTTTCCAGATAACGTCCTTGTTGATCTTGTCCTGCGGATCGCGGTTCGGATCGTTCAGCAGTTCGTGCGCCTTCAGCAGCGCCTGCTCTTTCGAGAGGTCGCCAGCGTCAAGTAAGAACGCGTGCTCCAACAGATTGCGCGTAGCGTCGTCACCAACCACCTTAGCAAGATAGTCGGGCTTGATACCCGGCGTCATCTTCAGAGTGAGCCACGTGTCATACGCCTGCTTCGCACCGTCCTTGAGCGTGCCATCCTTGTTAATGATGTTGCCGCTCAGAGCGCCGGTCATCTGCGCCTGCGTCTGCTTGTCCACGACACCGTGGTTCTGAAGGTCAAGCATCACACGACGTTCAAGCATCGGACGCGCCTGCTCAGCAGTAAGCTTACCAGCATTGATCTGATCGCTGTACTCCTTAGACCACTTGTCCTTGATCTGACGGATGCCGTACTCTTCAGCACTGACGGTCTGAGGTTGTCCAGCGTCGTTAGTGACCTTCACGCTTCCAGTGACGGTGCTCAGTCCGTAGCCCTGTGACAACGCACGCTCAACACCGGCCTTAATGCCGTCCTGTTCGAGCTTCGTCTTCGCTGCACTCTTAGCATCAGAACGCAGAGTGTTCAAATACGATTGGCTGTCTGCGAACATCTTGCCTACGATGTGCTGCACGTCCTTCTCGGTCGCACCGTACTTGTCTGCAATCTTCTTGCCCTGCTCTGCAAGCGTCTTGAAGTCACCGCCAGTAGCGATCTGCTGATACAAGCCGCCAAGCTCGTTCAGCATGTCAACGTTACCGAGCTTCGACGTGTCCTTGCCTTCAGCCCTGATCTTGTCAGCAGCCGACTGTGCAAGCGCACGAGCATTAGCGTCATTGATCAGTCCATCCTTGTGTCGCTTCTCGATGTCAGCGAGGATGCTATCAAGCTGCTCGCCGCCCTCTGCACGACCAAGGATGTCGCTTCGATACTTCTCGTTAGCTGAACTGAAGTTCGTCTGCTGCTTGTCCTCGTATCGCTTACGCGACTTGAGAACCTCATCAACCTCTGACGGCTTAGCCTTGAGACTGTATAGAGTAGCAACGCCGCCAGCGTCACGGAAGAGTGTATCGTCGCCAGCATCTAGACCGCGACGCATCGCATCAGCAACAGCCGTAGCCTTGTCCTGTGGGTTCAGGCCAGCGTAGCCACGGATAAGCTGCTGGACTTCGTTCGCACCCTTCGCCTGTGCAACGCCAGTAACGCCAACACCTTCCTGTGCAGGAATAGCATTCACGTCACCGGGCGTACCGGCAGCAAGCGAGGTGGCAGTAACCTGGGGTGACACCGATGGACGCGCAGCAGCATCGTTCGCCTTGCCGACGAAGATATGCCCGCCGATCTTGATCTGCCCACCGGACTTCGCAGTCTCGGTATCGAGCCACTTCGGAATGAGGTTCGACTGATCGCCATCAGCAACCAACTTGGACATACCAGCCGGGCTGTAGTAGTGCGTAGCACCGCCAGTAGGATCAACGTGCTTGCCGCTCATGACGGCATCGAACACTGCACCGGCCTTCTCATACATGGGATCGCCGGGCTTCACGCTCGTCGGGATCGAGTTGCCACCCGCCCCAGCATTCCAAGCCGAGAACTGTTTCGGCTGAAGCGCCACGCCTTCTATGCTGGAAGGCCAGCGGCCATCCGTGGCGCGGTTTCTGAGGACGTGGGCAACTGCGGCCATGCCTTCGTCGCCCTCATTGGCGGCCTCGCCAAGCAGCGTACGGATGCCAATGTCCCGGTCGCGAGCGCTAGGCTGCATGACGGCTTCCACCGGCACCGGGGACATCGGCAGCGGCTGGCCCGGCTCACGGCGCGATGCCGTAGAGCTAGTCGGTCCAGTCGAGGTAAGCATCGTAGAGAACGAGTTGATGCGCTCACCGCGATTGAACTCGCTGTTCTTGATCGTCTGTGTAGAGGCGAGACGCGGAGACATATCTTCGAACGCCGCCGAAGCAACCTTCTTAGCATGCGGGTCCGTGATGCCAGCCAGTATGCCAGCACGATCCTGTGCAAGCTTCTGCTTGTACTGCTCCGGGTCCATCTGCCGGTCAGTCTCGTCAATAGCGATAGACTGCTTAGTGAACCACTGGTTCACCTGATCACGAGCTTGAAGCGTACGGTAGCCCTGAGCAGTGAACGCATTGCCAGTGGCAAGCATCTGCTGCTCAGTAACACCGCTCTGATAGGCAACCTTGCCCTCAGTGATGAACTCGTCCTTCTTCTTCTCGATCTCCTGTTGGAGTATTCCGTCCACACCCTTTAGCGCCTGTGCGAGACCGTCGTTGTTGGTCAGGCTGGCATCACTGGGGATCATGGGAGCGCGTACACCGCCCAACTGTAGCGAACGGTCGGGACGGTTCTCGCGCGGGTTAGGGGCGAGCGGGTCTTGTACGACCGCTCGCGTCCCTTCGTTATTCGCCATAGTATTCCTTACGTCGGCGTGCCGCTCTTGTAGAGCTTGAACGCATCTGTTGCAAAGTTCAGCATGTAGGTTGCTGGATTGGGTTCAGGTATCGGGCTGTAGTCCTTAGACATAGCCGCCTGCATCTGGCTCTGCTGTCTTTGGTTGTCGAACTGCAAGTACTGCGCGTTCAGGTCTCGCTGTCGCTGAGCCTGTGCGTGTGATGCGTTCCGGTCGATGTCGAACAGCACGTCATTAACCGAACGACCACCAGTACCTGACGCAGCAGCAGACGCTTCAGCCTGAGCCGAAGTGATGTACTCGCTGCGCTCGATACTGAACGCCTGATCGATACTAGCACCACGAGCAATGTTCTCGTTCGTGGTGATGATGTTCTGGTTGGTCTGGTTAGAGATTTCAACCATCGTGTTGCGGTAAGCCTGCCACGCTCTCTTTGCGTCCGCAGTCTTCTTGGCATCGCTGTACGCCATGCCTTCACGTAGAAGAGACAGTCCACCGCTTAGGGCCATCAGAGGCCACATTATTGTTTACCTCCTGAGTTGGCGATACGCCTACCTCGCTTGCTGTACTGTCCAACGTACTCGATGTCGGCCAGTGTCATGGGAAGATGGCTATCAGTGTAGAGTTCAAGCTCTGCATCCTTAACGTCGAAACGGAACGGCATAGTGAACTGCTCGCTGCTGAGCGGCTGCTCACCAACGATGTTGTCCACGTCACCGACGAAGCGCGCATTGAACGCCACCTCTTCACCGTCACCGTACTTGGACCGAGCCACACCGACGACGTTGCCGGTATCGCTGAGCGACACGAGGAACGCCTTAGCGCGCATCTTCGCAGTGCCGATGACGACACCGCTCTGATCCTTCACTGAAGGCATCGTGGGCATGTAGCGCGACTTGTAGCGCGTGCCGACGATAAGATCGCCGCCCTGCATGTCCTTCTTGAGCGTCACGACATAGCCGGTGCCAGGCACGTTCACGATGCTACTGATCGCCACGGTCAATCCCGGCGTCGGGCAGTTGGCACCCTGCACAACAACAAGCTCGTCGGTCGTAAGATAATCGTATGGAAGAACGAATGCTTGATCGCAGTTCGGTACGTCAAAGCGCTGATCGAGGTACACAGGGTACTCGATGCCTTCGCTGTCCTGCACGTCGAGCGGAGCACGGAGAAGATAGTAGCCGGTCCCGACCTTCTGTACGAGGTACAGCACGTCTTCATCGAAGAAGCTGAACACGATATCGTTCTTGAACTTCCACGTAGACCACGCAGATAGAACCTTCTGCTGATCGTTCCAGATGTACTGGTAGGTGTAGACAGAGTTCTGCGTTGCGTCAGTGTGCACGAGCAACGTCTCGTAGTTCGACGACACGGTTAAGAGCTTAGCCTTGCCTACGATGTAGCGGTTCACGTGCTGCGTCACAGGGCGACTGTCATTGCTCTCCGAAGTGTTCTCAGAGAAGAACTCACGGATGCCTGTGAAGCGTCCGAAGTTAGATGCAAAGAACACCGTGCGCCCTGCACCAACAGGATGCGCCTGAAGCTCAGCTTCGAACTTGGTCGTCAGCACAAGCGCCGCATTCATTGGCGTGATCGCTGCACGACCGAATACAATATGCTGCCCCTTGCGCGTGAACAGCGCGAGGTCTTTGTTGAACTGCACAGCAGCCAGCATGGCTGAACTCTCGACCGTCGAGTTAATGTCGATCGGATCGGTATCCACCAGCGCGGACGCAGAGCCTCGCCAGAAGTTCGTAGACTTGTTTGTGCGAGACATGATCACGTTCGAGCCAGACAAGAACACAGTGCGCCCCTGGAACTCGCTTACGTCATTGATCTTGTTTCCAACGAATGAAGGATCAGCGTTTGACACCGCAGTACCAACCGCACGCGGAGCGTAGGTCTCCCGCGAGAACTGGAAGCTCGTACCGTTGTACGCCAGCTTGTGCGGCATAGTCTCTGGCGTGAACAGCGTGTCAGTATCTGGTGACACGGCTTCCTTCCAGTAGCCAGCATTACCGAAGCCATCAGCGGCAGGCACGTCGGAGTTCTCGTGATTGGATGCAACGAACTTGAACCAGAGGTCTTTCTCTTTGTCCGTGTTCTCTGCGATCCGTACTGCGTAAAGATGCGGTGACAGACGAGGCAGTTCAGCAACGTCCGTAACGGTGTCAGTACATCCCTTAAGATTTACTCCGCCAGCGCCGTCAGAGACGGTCATCGTGAACGTACCGGAAGGTTTCTTTATATAGAAAATATCACCGCTAATGCCAGTTTCCCAACCGGCGCAGTAGCCAGTACCGATCCATCCTGCCGTAGTGAAGCCATCAGGATTGCTCACGGTGCCGATGTTCGTGGTAAGCGCCGTAAGAAGCTTGTTCGCAATAAGCTGCGTGCTGATGAAGCGCGCGTCTGCTTCGGAGCCGCTAGGAGGCGTGTATGCAGCTTGCCGTGCACCGTCGATGTAGATGCTGTACGTGTTACCGTACGCGCCGCCAAGCACCTGAAAGATTGCAGCGCCTGAGCCTTCAGTGTTGAAGTACACCGGCTGCGATGCGCTCATGGTCACGACCTTATCGGTGTTCACAACAACCGTGTCGTCTTCGTCGTCTGTGCTGCATTTGATCGTAGCTGTAGTTGACAGGTACGCAGCAGCATCAACGTCCACCGTGGTAGTGATCGCTTCAGCATTCAGATCGAACACGTCAACGTCACCCGGCTTGAACATCGCCAAGAACTTCTTGCCGTCACGCGTCTGGAAATTGTACCAGCCGATAATCTGTGAGGCTGATCCGAGGTAGCCCACCAGATCGGTAGGCGGCCTGCGTGACAAGCCCTCCACTGCATCAGAGGTCATGTTCTCCTGAAGCGTGCACTGACCGTCGAGACGATCTCGTGCAGGCTGCTGAGACACACCCTGTAGCAGCGAACCAAGCGAGCCATCGATCTTCATCGAATGAGCCCACCGATCAGGCGCGGATTGCGGGACGAGCCAGAGCCGATGCCTGACAGCAGCGTGCGTGCCGCTGGGCTATCCAGTGCGTTTACTGCGAGCATCTTAAGCTCAGTCGCCTTCACCTTCTGGAATGCAATCGCAAGATCGTTCTCAAGCTTCTCCGTCTTGAAGCTGTCGCCGTCGTCGTCGAGGTACATATCGCGACGCGCCTTGTGCATCACGTAGCTTGCGGCCACGGACGGCAGGCTCTCAATCGGCAGACGCACGACAAGATCAACCTGCACACTCTTACTCAGAATGTCCGTGTGCTTGATAGCGTCGTACAGGAAGTTGCCCCTACGCGTGTAGCGGAGCTTCTCGTTCGGCTGCTTGCACATGATATCCGAGATACGAACGTCGAGTGCGGATGCAGGGACAGTAACGCGTCCCTCTGAATTGGAGACCAGCGTTAGATTGTATTCGCGGTTGAACCACCAGCCGGTCTGCTGGAAGTCTACGTCAACAGTTTCCAGAATGCGTGCAGCGGTCTGCACTGATGGATGCGTTGACGTGATAGAACTTACTCCGCTCTCTCCAACCACGGAAAGCATCGAGTTAATGATTGTAGCGCGGTCCACTTTGTTTCCTATGCAAAATGCCCGGCCACTCAAATGAGCGACCGGGCGAATTGGTGTAGTTAGGTTCAGGCTTACGCCTTGAACACGGCTCCGCACACGTCGGGGCGATTGACCGAGACACCGAACGCAAGGAAGCTATCGATGAACCACTGCTTCTCTTCACGGTTGAACCACACGTCGCTCGTAAGCGGAATGGTCTCACCGGCGAGCAGCGACTTCGGATGCAGGATCACGGCCACAGCCTTGGCTTCGGTCGCGGACACGTCGTACGCGTTGCCGTTGGTAGCGTTGGACAGGTAGTGACCAACGATAGCAGCCTTGGGAATGCGGGCGGTCTTGACGATGCGCGCACCGTTGATCTCGTAGATGATGCCCTTCGCATAGTCACCGTTACCGGCCGCGAAGTCACGGGACAACAGCTTGTTGTTGTCGAGCAGCACCTGAAAGTGCGTCGGACGAACGAAGACGATCAGTTCTTCAACCGGAATTTCTTCCTCTTCCATCGCGACGATGATGCCCTGAATGGCCTTCGCCAGCTTGTCGGGATCGAGTTCGTCACCAGCCGAAGCGAGCGTGGTATTCTTGCCAGCGCCAATCGACTGCTTCGAAGCAGTGCCGTCACCGAGGACCGGGGCCGCAGCCTTCGAGCCCTTGATGCCCATGATGATGAACGCCTGATCGAAGAAGAAGCCAAGCTCCTTACCGTGATCCTGCGCAAGCTCCATGCGCGCATCGAAATGGATCTGAAGGTCATTCAGCATCGAGCGATTGTCACGGGCCAGCACGACCGTATCGACGGTCAGCGAGACCTTACCGAACGGCGTAGCGTCAGCCTGCGGACGAACACCGGCCGTCAGTGCCTTCAGCGTGGTCCGACCAACGCGGTTGTTCGTAATGGTGTCAGTACCGCGAACAGGACGAACCTTCGCGTACTGCCGCATGATAGCGGACTTCTTGAACTGAGCCTCGACTTCGCCGCCGTACTGATCAAGCAGCAGGTCCACGCCAACGTCAGAAAGCTCAGGACCGGGAATTTCGTAAGACAATAAAGTATCCTATAGGATTGTACACAGCGGAGTGCTTCGTGCTCTCCGCACTGGAACCGCTGTATCTCCTAATAGGGAGGTACAGCGGCCAGTCTGCATAATGGTTGGGTTAGATGCCCGCAGCTTTACCAGCGCGGCGGCGCGCATCGAGCGCCTGAATTTCAGCACGCGACGCATTGCGCCCATGCGCAGCTTTGAGTTCAGCGAGATAGTCAGCGCGATTGAGGTGCGTACCGATCACCGAGCCAGTGCTGTCACCAGTAGCCAGCTTCGCGGTGCCGAGGCCCTTCACGTTCGGAGCAGCGTTGTACATGCGCAGCAACTCGCGAGCGCCCGCCTCTGCACGGAAGCCGCCCTCGTCGAGCATGCCACGGATCGCATTGACCTGTGCCTTGACCTTGGGGTCAGCCTTCTCAGCAGCCTGTGCCCAGTCGCGCACAGTCTCCCAGTTCTTCTGTCCATTGAAGACTTCGTGCACTGCCTTGACAGACGCCGCATGCTTCTCAGCCAGCGCGTTGTAGTGCGCAGTGACACCGGCCATGACGAGCGTAGCCTTGTCCTTGCCGAGCTTGGCTTCGAGGCCCTTAACGTCCACGTCGTTCAGGTCGCCAGACTTGAGCGCCTTCTCGAAGTATCCGTTCGCCTCGTTCGGGCCAATGCCTGCTTCCTTCAGCAGATTGACCGCAGCGCCCGCAGCAGGGCTATCAGAGAAGTCTACGTAGTCCTTGAGCGGACCCGCAGCTTCCTTCTCCGCAGCAGCAGCCTTGTCAGCCGCTTCCTTTGTAGCCTTCTCCGCAGCCGCCTTCTCTTCGGCGGTCGGCTCAGCCTTCTTACCGTCTGTGCCGTGCTCCTCGTCCATGCCTTCCGGCTTGGCCTTCTTCGGAGCAGGCTCGTTCGACGGCTCAGGAGGAGCCTTCGGGATGCCATCACCAGAAGTGATAGCACCCGCGTCCAGGTTCTCAGCAGTCGCGCCCTGCGAAGCAAGAGCCTTCTCAGTGGCGGTAGCTTCAGTCGTCATGCAGCTTGTGATCCTTGTACTGCTGCCTTACCGGCCTCTTGGGCAACGGCACCGGCAGCTTTGTATTGTTCTTGTTTGGCGAGCATCGTCTCGTTCTGCTGTTGCTTCTGCTGCAACTGCGTTTCAGTGAACAGGAACTTCTCGTGCTCGACTTGCAGGTTCGTAGCCATGTATGCAGCGAACTTCAGCGGATCGATTACACCGCGAATGTCTTCTGGCACGTTGTTCAGTAGGCCCAGCGAGTTCAACCACTGCACCACATTCTCAAGCTCTCCCTGTCGAGAGAGACTGTCCATGCCGGTAATGATCTGAGGCTTGATGCCCTGCGAGATACCAGTGAACTTGATATGGTCTAGCGTGATGTACGCCGTAGGCTTCTGCCATTGCAGAGCCAGCCGCGAGTAGATACCGCCAACGGACATTTCGAGTTCGTTAGCCTGTAGCCTGATCTCTTCGGCAGTGACGCGTTCGGCCTGACGAGTGAGAGACGAGTTCAGCAGGAACGCTTGCGCGATCTGTTTCTCGTAGCGCTCGATCATGGTCACGATGAAGTTCGCGTCGTTGAACTTGTCCATCTTGACAGCCGTAACGTCGCCTTCCTTACCGCTATGGTAAGAGCCCGCATCTGAGTTGTTCAGCGTAGGCACGTCGATCAGTGACGCAGGGTTCACCAAGAACTTGATGTCACCCATGATCGCAGCGAGGTTCACGAGAGACTGCGTGAGCACTTCGATAGCGTGGAATGCGCCAGCGTAGTCCTCGACTAGTCCTCGTCCATAGTCCTCACCGCGAACAAGCGTCCACGTCAGAGGCACCCACGGCAGAACATCGCGAGGCCAGCTAGCATCTTCAGTATCGATCTCGACGAAGCCAGCTTCCTGCTTCGCATAGAACTTGCCGTCGTCATGCAGCTTGATCTGAGTGTACACCGTAACGTCGGTGCTGTCCTCGTACTCAGGCTTCTTGCCTCGAAGCAGTTCCTGAATTTTCGTATTGAAGGTCTCGAACGCTTTGCACTCTCGCGTCATGATCTCGATGACGACGCCACTAAGGTCGCGCACGACACAGTAGTCGCGCAGGTTATACACCTGCACAGGCTTGCCTTCTGGATGATAGATGAGAGTGTTGCCGGTTGTGATCAGAAGCTGAGCAGCGATAGTGCCCTGCGGTCTGTACGCAACCATGTCCAGATACTCCATCGCCTCTTTCTCGGAAGCTTGGAGTTCGTTGTCGATCTTCGTGGTAAGCTCAGCGATGGCGGCCTTGTCTTGGCCCTGCGTGAGCGCCCTGATCTTCTTCTGTTGCTCTTGGCTCAGCGTGAGACGGAAGAACGGACCTTGCGGACGGAAGAGTGTAGTGACGACCTTGTTTGACAGATGGTTCACGGCGCGTGCGCCGATGCTGTCGTTGCTCAGTTGTCTCTCGGAAGTGTCTTGCGTGCCAGTCTGTTCGGGGAACAGGAACGGCAGCGTCCACTTTGCGTACTGTTCGCTCCGCGTCTTGAGGCTACTCTTCTTGCCGTCTAGTTGGTCCCACCTGTGCTGCAACGAGCCCTTCGGTGCGGAGGCTTCAGCCATTACAGGCCCAGTCCGCCCTTACCGAGACCGCCGAGCGGCTTGCCGAACACCCGCTTCTCATTGAAGCCCTGGTAGTCAGGAGTGGAGCCGTTCGAAGACGACACAGCACCGTCACCAACCTTTACGTCTGCACCGGGCGTACGCGCGGTTGACGGTGGAGTGGGCTGGATCACAGGCGGCGGTGGTGCAGGAGTATCCTTGCTCCCGCCGAGTAGCATCGGCAGAACACCGGCTACGAGGCCGGTAAGTGGATCGCACAAATCAGTTTATCCTTTTAGATACGGTGTTGGCCTCGCGCGTGTAGCCAAGCCGCTCGTACAGTCTCAGAACTTCCTCAGTGCGAATGCGCGTGCTAGTGCCCGCGCGTACGTGAATGCAATTCAGACGCTGAGCGTCTTTCTCGAATTGTCGTATCAGTCTTGCGGCCAGTAGACCGCCTCTGTATTCGGGGAGGATGTAGAGCAAGAGTTCGTAGGCGTTGAGTTCGTTCTCGAACCAAGTGAGGTTCGCAGTGCCGAACATGAAGCCGCGAAGATCGCTATCAATGCACCCAATGAAGTTGGGCTGCTCAATCATAGTAGCGAGTGTCGTACTAACGTACTCTTCGTCGGGCTGCACCTTGTTGTAGTGCGGGCTCTCGACGTGTAACGCGTGAAGCATTTCAATGATAAGGCCGATGTCCTCGACCTTGATTGGACGAAGCATTACGTCCCCAGTTTTACAATGGCTCCTGTTGGAGTGGTCTCGCGCAGTGCACTCGGCTCACCCGTTACGGTGCGACCACGTGCAGCGTGATGTATGATCCACTCGATGACGCGCTGCTCTCCCGTTGACTGCATAAGCTCGTCACGGTCGAAACCCGGTTTGATCTCGAATGGTCGGAAGGCTGCACACAGCGCCTTCACGAACTCTTCTGATACCGGGGGTATTGCAACTGCGCCTACGTACGAAGGCATTGGACTGGATGCAGGATCGCCTCGTACAAGCCAGCCTCTTTCAGAAACCGATCTAAGGTCTCTGGCAGAGGCTGGCCCATAGCGACGAAACGAATTGCTTCCTCTAACTTGTCCTCGTCGGACAATTCTTGGTAGCTCAATATACGTTCCTTGAAAAACTTCTTTTATCTAATAGGGAGGAACCTAGCCGAAGAAGTACGCGCTCTGCTTGACGCTCTGAATATCGAGCGTGCCGTAAGCAGGCAGTTCCGGCAGTTCAAACTCCGTATCCTCGTACTGTGCAGCTAACGCTCGCAGCGGATCGTGGCTTGTATAAAGCTCAACGAAGGTCTCACGTATGATCGCATGCAGTCGCTCAGTATCAGCGGCGTGCGTTCCGAAGTCGTCATGGATGAAGGCTAGCGGAAGAATGCCTTCCGCCTTGCAGCGCCTCACAACTGCCCGCATGTGCGCAGCGTCCTGTGAGTGAACGAAGTTCGGGCTCACCGCGTTGCGCTGGCGGTTCTTGTCGATCTCGTCGGTGAAGCTCCCAATGCGAAGCTGGAAGCGCCCGCCTAGCTGTGTGTCGATCTTGGTTGACTGGATAACCCGCGTCCCCTGATACACAGGGAAGCCGTCAGGAGCCTTCCACGTGATCGGCTCGTTGCCCTTGGACAATACACCCGCGCACTTCTGAAGCCATCCCATCGCGTCCCTAGCGGCGACAACCACCTCTCCGATTGCCTTCCAAAGATGCGGCGTCAGCCAGCATGCGGCTTTGAAGTTACCGGGAAAGTGTTCGCGGTCGGTCTCCATGATGTACTCGAAGATGTACTTCGTGCATGACTGTCGGGTCGATCCGTATGGCAGTGTCATCACCGGCCGCTTGGCACACTTACGAGGTATCGTGCCGTCACCGTGCTTGTCGATGAAGGCGATCCATAGCGAGAGCCAGTCGATGTCTTCGGTCTCCGCATCCGCGCCGCGCAATGTGCTGGTGCAGACCCTGGCTACCGCCGTGTATATGTCAGCAGGTACAGCGGCAGGAATAAGGTTCGTCGCAGCGCCTCCCGTTGCGTCTCTAAGCATTGCAGAGAAGTGCTGAAGGCCGTTGCAAGTTCCGTCGAGACCATTGGCTGTATGAGAGACGAACTTGTCTGCTCCGATGCCGAGTGCATCGAGCGCAATGGCGTCTCTGTACTCGAACAGCCACCCGAGGAATTGCCAAGGTTTGTCTGCGTTCGCCCACACGTCGGTATGACTGAGCGGATCGTTCGCTGCTCGCAGGAAGAACTCTTTGTTATCGTCAACCCACTTCACCCTTTCGTCATAGCTGATCTTGTCGTTACCGAACTTGTTCGCGCCGGTTACTCTGAACCAGTACCAGCCTGTAACGCCAAGCGGCTTACCGACGTACGGCCGCAACAGTCCTTTAGAGAGGTCTGATCCTTGAGGATTGAAGCCCGCAGTGGTGGGATAAAATCGTCCACGACTATCAGCGTACCAGACATACCAGAAAGCTTCGTGGTGCTGGTATTCACTGGCAAGACGGATAACCCGTGCTGTCTGAAAAGACTTGCTGCGTCGCTCTTTCTCCTGCGTGTGTATCTCTGCTGCTTCGTGCTTCCAGTCAGTGAGCTTCTCCTGTTCTTCTTCCGTAAGCTCCGTGTCGCGCTTCGCAACAGGGCTCGGTGGAATTGTCAGCGGGTCTTTCTGCGGCATGCCGATACGCAGGTTCGCGTTCCAGCAGGCGACCACGACCGCCAGCACTTCGCTGTTCACGGTCCACTGCACGGCTTGCAGCGCGTTCAACGCTTCAGCCGTTGCACCAAGATCACCGGCCTGTACATGCTGCCTGTGTCGCTTGCCGCTCGTCTTCACCATCGGTGTAGACTGCCGAAGCTCAGGGCTGTAGTAGCCGCCTTGGTTCAAGCCTGTCCAATCATCCGGTTGGATGACGCACGGCATCTTATCGGGGAAGAGGAACTTGGAGAACTCTTTGTGATCCTCGATCCACTTCTTAGCGCTCTCGGTCGGCACCAGAAGCGTGCGTGTCTTGCCATGCTGATTGAACTGCCGCTTGTCCATCAGGTCCGTGCCCGTCAGGATCACGTCCACCAGCTTCATGCCAACTTCAGCACGCTCAGCAACAGTCCACTCCACCCACTCGTCGGCCAGTTCGTTAGCCTTGTGCGTTAGAACGCGGTGCATGTAACGGTAGTCCTTCGTACCCTTGCGGGCGAAGTCCTTCTTGATGGCTGAGTAGTAGTCACCGTGGAGTTCTTGGAAGCGAGAGAACCGTACCTCGTCCTCGATCATTCTTCCGATGCGTGTAGCGATGCCTGCAAGCGGTGCCTCGTGAGTGAACGAGTTGAACACCGCCTGCATCGCAAGATACATCGCCTTGTCCGGTGCGACACGCTTGAGAAGCGTGCGCGCCTTGCCGTGCTTACCTGGCTTGGCTGTATCAACGAATGAGGTCAGCGCCTCGATAAGAGGCTGCATGAACTCTTGCAGTAGTCTGTTGGCGTACGAGGTCTGTGCGCCTCGTCCTTTATCCTCTGCTTCCTTAGTGGTTCGCTCGTAGTACTCTGCACCCTTGAGAACCATGTTGCGTTCGAGTTCAAGCTGATCGTCAATCGTTTTCATTTTAGTTATTGGGCCTTCGCCTTAAGTAGTGTGCGCCGCGTTCGCGCTTTCTTGTTTCGCCGTTCTCGCTTCTCGTCATCCGTCTTGTGCAGTGGATGATACAGCCCTGTCTGGTTAGTCTCGTGCTTGATCCAGTACAGGATAACCCTGCCTAAGAAATCCTTGACGGGCATATTACGTTTTGCGCGATTAGCGAGGTTGAATATCTTTCCTTCGATGCCGTTGCAATTGCGACACAACACTCCCCGTATTAGTCCCGTGCGGTGGTTGTGGTCGAGGCATGACGTAGCGACGGTGATCTGCTCAGGACACAGGACGCACGTGTAGTCCTGCTCCTTGAGCATAGCCGCTTTGACAATCGGTATCTCGGAAGTCTTTATCCTACGCGCCGGGGTCGCCGTATCCATAGGACCGATGCTTGATGTAGAAGTCCAGCCACCACTTCGGCGGCCGGATACCAATCTCGTTCATCGCCCGGCGCAACATGCGCCGAACGCGTCTCTTGTCCACGTCGCCATCGAAGGCGAAGCGTGAGTGGTTGCGGTTGTTCTCGAAGTCGCACCAAGGTACGAGGACGATGATGCCGTTTCTATACCTCATGCCGCTGCACACTCCCGCCAATAGTTCAATACGCAGTTAGGATCAGTGGAGTTCTGCCGCATCCAGAGCAACTGTCCTTCAGATGCGAATGCTTTGCCCCACTGCACTGGATCGCCTGTCTTGTGATGCACGAAGCCCACGCTCTCGCCGTATCGTCTGTACATATTCTTGACAGTGTGATACGCCGTCCGCGCATTATCGAGCACGTCTAGGATCAGGATCGCGGTGGCTGGTCCGCACTGCCCATCCGGCCGCTCGTCCAGTACCTTCTGCGCCTTCTCCTTCTTCACGTCGCTCGCTGTATCGTCTTCAAGCACAGCCTTCGCTTTGAGGATTGCCTTCGTCGGCTTGATGAAGTTCAGGACATGACCTGGGATCGCTGGCAGACCACTGATGTTGTCCGCAGTATCTCCGATCAGCATCTGAGCCCAAAAGAACTTGTGACCATATCCCTTGAGCAGCTTCACGCTACCGCTAGGCATCGTGCGCTCAACGAGCTTCACTTCACCGAAGTCGTTCTCACCGTTCCACGTGTCGGTGATCTGTCCTGTGTTCCAGTCCAGATGCAAACCCGGCACCATGTTCAGGTCTTTGTCCTTGGACGCGATGATGCTTAGGTTGCGTTCGCCTCGTGCGATTGCAGCATACTGTGCAGAGGACATCCCGTCGTCAGCCTCACAGAACTGATGTAGTGTGCCTGGGTATCGCTTAACCAACCACTCTCGCATGATCCCAAGGTATCGTGGCTTGGGTTTATCGACCCTGTTACCTTGGTACTCTTTGATGACCGCGAGATTATATCGATCACCCTTGTTCGACGTGGACGGCGTAAGATGTAGATGCACATCATCAGCAGCAGCGAGCCCACGAAGATGTTCAACAGCCACTTCCGCATTGTGTTGCATGTCCTCGTATGTCTTGTCGGTAGTACCGTCAGCGCTCTCTGCCGTGACTTGGTAGGCGAGAAAGTCAGCGTCAATGTGGACGGTGCGCCCGGCGACTTGCGCCGGGTACTCCACCGTCTCAGCATCGTGCGCTAGACCGTCTAGGTCGATGCCGTTGATTTGCATTAGACGAGGCCGAGAGCAGCCAGCGCGTCGTCAGCAGGAGCCGCAGCTTTCGCCGGGGCCTTGGACACCGCAGCAGCGGCAGGCTTACCAGCGGGCTTCGCAGCAGGCTTAGCGGCGGGCTTGGCCGCAACAGCCTTCGGGGCAGCAGCCTTCGGAGCCGGGGCGGGCTTCTCTTCCACCACGGTCTCTTCTTCCGGCTCCTGCTCAGGTTCGCCTTCCGGCTGTTCGTCGGTCGGCAGATCGGCAACGCCACCGAGCATGGCCTGCAAGGGCGAGCCCTCGTAGTTCAGCGCGGACAGGATGCTTTCCTGAAGCCAGTTCTTGCTGACTTCCTCTTCGCCGCCGCCGTCCTTCTTCACGGTACGGGTACCGTCGATGAACAGCGTGTCCCACGTCTCCTGCGTCGGGTTGTTCCAGAGGAACAGACGGAGCGGACTGATCGGCTCACGAACCGGAACGTCCTTGCGGGTACCTTCCAGCGGGTCTTCCACGAACGGGGCCTTGACGCCGTACACACCGTCGTCGTCGAGGTTCACGTACACGCGCTTCTTGCCGTCCTTCTCGACCTCGTTGTGATAGATGGTGATGATGAACGCTTCGCCGAGCATCTGCGCCATGTGCTTGATGTCGCGACCGTAGGTCATAGCGTTGAACAGCTTCTTGAACTTCGCCTTGTCCGAGAGCTTCTTGCTGATGCGGATCGAGACACGATCAGCACGCACGCGCTGCTCACCCTCGTGCTCGTACTCCTTGATGTTCTTCGTCGGATGCAGAAGCTCGAAAGTAAGCCGCAGATAATCCGCAGGCGGCTTCGCCTTGCCCTGATACGATCCGCCGTCGTGCTTGCCGAGTTCGATGTACTCGATGAAGCGGCCGACTGTGACACCGGCAGGAGGCGGTTCGTTGTCGAACGTGATCGTCTGTTCGACGGTCTGATCTTCCTGCTCCGCAGCCATCGCTGCGAGTTCTGCAATGCTCAATGCTTTGGTCATGTAGTCTCCTTCTTTGGCTCAATGCCAGTGGGATAGTTTATTCATGTTCGGACCGCACTCGACTTCAACCGGGAACGGCACAGTGATGTCCATGCCGTATCGCTCGTTGTAGAACTCGGGGATGCTTTCCATGATGCGCTTCATGTCAGCGGCTACTTGGTCGCGCACTGTCTTGTGGCTGTCGGCCCAATTACAGTCGTGCACCGTGTTCACGAGGAACGCCTTGCCGCCGTAGTTATCTGTAGCGACGAACTGCCGCCACAACCGTCCTCCTGCACTCTGCACGAACTCACCACCAGTGCCCTGCACCGGGTAGTTCTTCATTTCAGGAGGATTGAACGTATCGAGCTTACCACGCTTCTGTGCATACTCAGGCGCATCATAGCTACGCCATGTGTACATAGTTCCTGTCGGAGCCTGCCAATATCCGCGTCGGTAAGTCTTCCACTTGCCATCGTCTCCAAGAGCGTGGAGAGGTTCTGCTGACTTGATGACAGCAGTTTCGACTGCTGCGTTGAACGTGACAACGCCTGGATAAAGTTCGTCCTCTGCCTGCATGAGAGCCTGAGTTTCCTCAAGGCTCATACCAGTCTCTTCCGCAATAGTCGCAGCGCCTGCTCCGTACGCTCGCTGGAAGCTGAAGATTTTGCACTTCGTCCGTTCCTTCTTCCCCGCCTTGTAGTCCGGGTGATCTTCGTTCTTGCACCAGTCGAGTGCATACTCGTATGTCACTTCGGGACGGGTGGAAAAGAATTTGGCTGCCACACGCTTGCAGTGGAAGTCCACCTTGTTCCGTAGGTCTTCGCATAGTTGTTCGTCTTTCGTCAGTACGCCTTGCACCACGACTTCAAGCTGGCTGTAGTCGGCCTCGATCATTTCGCCGTCGTCACCGAACCGGCTCACGAACATCGCCTTCACTTCGGACTTGTCGCCGCGTGGAAGGTTCTGTCCGTTCGGATCAGATGAAGACAGACGAGACGTAACCGTGCTCGTATGGTTCAGCTTGTGGTGGATCATATGGTCGTGACGCTGCACGCAAGTCAGCATGCCAGACAGCTCACCCTTGGCGTCCTGCTTGACGTAGTAGGTGCCGATCTCCTTATCGAGCTTCTGCTTCGTGCGCAGAGCCTTCACGAACGTGATGTTGCGCAGAGCAAGCTCAACGATGATGTCGCCGCTTGTGCTGTAGATCGGAGCGCCGTAGCCGTCGTTGTTCTTCGTGGCCCACGCTTCCTTCGGCTCAGTGGCGCGAGGGAAGCTGTAGAAGAAGTCCTGGTACTTGGTCTTGATCTCACCGAGCACCGAAACCTGCTTCGTCTTGTACTCGCCCTTCTTCTTGCCAGACAGGTACGTGACGTACAGATGCTTGCTGTTGTCGCCGGGCTCTAGGTCCGTCGTGTCGCCGTCGTGCAGCAGGTAGTGAGTTGCAGTTTCCTTCTTGCGGGCGAACTCTCCGGTTGCCTCGTCAATGTACGGTGCCTGCTTCTGGTACTTCACAGTACCACCGAAGATCAGGCAGCTAGCGTGTACGCGGCTTCCCCAATTGAACTCGAAGGGACAGTCAGCAGGCACGTACGTATCAAGCTCAGCTTCCTGCGCAGCCAGATCGGCTTGCAGCACCTTCAGGCGGCGCGCAGCCTCCTGCACGTCTACCTTGAGCCCGTTGTATTCCATTTCAGTCGTGCAGCAGAGACCGTCCATGCGGTCTTGGATCATCTTGATCTGGCCCTGCTCCACGGCGCGCTTGATCTGGCCGAGGAACACTAGCTCCGTGTTGCGGATGTCGCCGCCGTTGCGGCCTTCCTCTGGCGTGCCGACCAAGTAATCGATCAGCAGGTCTTCGGGTATCTCCGACGTAAGCACGCCAGCATCCCACAGGGCCTTCACTTCATCGATCTTGGTAGTGCCGCCGTACTTCGGTGCCGTGTCATTCAGCGACGCCATATGTGCGTCGGGATGCTGAGCGCGTAGCAGATACTCTGCGTACTGGCAGCACCACACTCTTCCCCCGCGCTTATAGAATGCGCGTAGCTCCTCGTTGCCTTGGCACATTTCCCAAAGCAGATCGTACTTGATGTTGAAGCCGACCAGCATAGTGATGTGCGGTTCGATCTTCAGCGTTGTAGTTCTGTCGTGCGTAGGGTGATAGGTCCAAGAGCAAATCTTGTCACCTTGGTTCTTCCATCCGCGAGCGACCACCCAATTGCGCTCGTCGAACGGAGACGCTTTTCGCTTGTAGCTACTGTGCGTCTCCGTCTCCAAGTCGAATACCTTATACAGTCACTCGCTCCCAGCGTTGGTGCTCACGCTCGCAGCAGTCAAGGCACGTGCCCTGCTCTTGCTCGTCCAGTGCGACGACTTCGCCACACAGGTCGCACTCAATGCTCTCGTCCTCGTCCATCACTGCACCGCCCGCTGTTCAACGAGCTTGATGCTGCCGTAGAGATTGTTCACCGGCTCGTACCGCACCTCGATGTCATCCCACTTCATGTTCGGATGCGACGTGCGGCCATCGATCAGAAGTCGAATGAAGCCGCCAGCAGCAGCCGCGTAGATGTCACCGTTACGCTCGTACAGCTTGACCTGCTTGAACACACCGTTCTTCGTGTTGCGGATCACCGCCTGCTTGTCGTCGATGGCGCTAAACAACATCGAACATCCCTTCCTATTTGTGAACTCGTAACGGCCACGGATACTTCTCTTGGAGCTTGATGAACTGCTTGAGGCTGGCCTCGTGCCCCCAGTCCGTTCGATACAGCGTGATCTGCTTGTCCTTGTAGTCGCGCCTGAACTCGTCACCGATGACGATGCGTCCTGCGGTAAGCTCGATACCAGCCTTGCAGATGCCTAGATTGAACTTGCTGATAACGGCTCCGACGTTCAGCGCCTTGTCTTCGTGATGCCGAAGCCCGATCAGGTTGATACGATCGGTAGGAAGGTCTGCGCGAAGATTGTCGATTAGATCGAACTCTTCCTGATGCGCTACGTTCTGGTGCACGTACTCAGGACTGCTCTCGTTGATCTCTGACAGGAATGCGTGCGTACCTGAGAGCATCAGGTACACTGCCTCGTAGTCGCCTTCAGCAACGTACAGATCGATGTCGCGGATTGGCTTGTCGCAGATCGTGTCGCGAACGTAGCCACCGCAGATGACCGCTTTGTATCCAGCCTTGTTGATCTTACTCAACAAGGCCAGAGCGGATACAACCCGCCCCTGATCCATCAGCAGGTAGGGATGCCGAGGAAGGACGAAGTGCACGTAGGCGCTGCCGCCTTGTGCACAACACGGCGCTGCGGGCGCTTCTTGATGACCTTCACTTCCGCCTGCTTGGCAGTCGGCGTGACAGTGTACGGAGCATGCACCTTCACGGGCTCAGGATGCTTGCCGCAAGCAGCGAGGCCGAAGATACCGGCCCACGCCAAAGCGAGCAGCGCAACGGCTGCAATGATCTTCTTCTTCATGTTGTTCCTTGTTTCGGTTGGTGGATGTACCAGTCTTCAATTTCGTCTTCTTCAGGCCACTCGCACTCTTCAAGCTCCATCATTTCGGGTATGAAGCGCCGAGTGCTGGTTCCTCTATGAGTGCGTCTACGTGGCCTACGCGGCGCAGTTCGCAACGTCTTGCGCTGTTCGCCAGCGCTTGAATGTCGGACTACCGATCACGAACTTGGGGTCGTCGGTGTACAGAACTTCTGCATAGTACGGGATGAAGCGGTGCATCTTCTGTAGTGCGATAATCGCTTCTTGCTGGCGCGGAGTCATGTAACCGGGACCGATAGCAATCTCAGTCGTAACCGGCCTGCACCTACCGTTCAGCGTAGTGAACTGCGCTAGTAGGTACGAGGCTGTACCTGGCTTACGCTTGTTCTCACGTACTCCGACGATGCGAAGATCAATCGTGTGTTGCTTCAGCACCGATACACTGTCCCATACGAGAGCACGCCGACCAGCACTTGCAGTCGCGGCAAGTACGCAGCGGCTCGTCCGTCGTCTCTCGACGATCAGAGCCGGCAGTGTTCTTGCCATACATTCGCGCCATAGCATCCGTGTGCAGCGTCGTGAACTTGTCTGCGCGCCACTGCGCAGCGTTGAATGGTGAACGTCCGTCTGCATCTTCATTCGCGGCATCGGCCCACGACTGATCCTTGCGCTCCTGCTCCTTCGCAGCATCACGCTCGCGCTGCATGTTGTTCAGCGCCATAACAGTTGCTTCCATCTGGTGCATAAGATCGCACGTCGCCTTGCTGTGCTTCGTGTTGTCGATCAGGTTGCCGTTCACTTCGGCGTCGATCAGGATAGCGCAGCACGCCATAACAGCGCCGAGGTTGTGCACGTTGGTATCGCGGCTGTAGCTCTCGCCGTACTTGTACAGTTCAGCATGACGCAGCAATGCGCCGAGATACGTCAGCTTCTCAACCGGCTTATCGTTCCAGTTCTCGAAGCCGTACTTGTTGTCGCCGTCCAGATGTGCGAGCGACTGATGGATCATCCCTGCCAGCGGCAGCAGATGCAGCGGGGGCTTCTTGTCGCCCATCAGCTTCTTTGGGTTCGGTTCGTGCTTCACAGCGTGGCCTCGTAGAAGAATTTGACGCGGCAAGCGCGTCCAGTGAAGAACTCAGACAGCGCTCCGTGGCTGTGCTCCCAGCCATTGAGCATGTACATGGCTTCAGCCTCGTCCGTGATCCAGACAAGCTCTTGGCTCAGACAGTTGCGGTAGCGTCCGTTGTGGAATGCCTTAGCAGCAGCCTCGCTACGTACGCGGTACTGCTCCGGCTCGACTTCGGCCGGGTTGTAGACTTCGTGACCGAGAGCGCGAAGCTCTGCGGCCTTCGCATTGAACGCCGGGAAGTTATGATCAGGCAGACCGGCCATAGGACCGGCAAGATAAATCTTCATGCTACCTCGTTTATAGCCGTGAGCCACTGCTGCGACTTCTTCGGCGCTTTGTCCACGTAGATGTCCCAGTGCGCCGTCTGTCCGTGCTGCTCATGCACGAACCACAGAGGCTGCGTAGGACGGTCAGGCTTCGCGCCGAGACGGTTCTTCACGTACTCGTCGTAGCCCTTGATTGATCCTGCGACCGTAGTGCGCGGCAACCAGAGCCGCTGATGATAATGCCCCATGAGCATCTTATCGAACGGAGTACCTTGCGAACTGTACGATCCAGACTTCTTGACTTCGCCTCGCATGATAGGACCGATGGCACCAATGATACCGTCACCACCAGCAACGCCTAGCATGTCACCATGCAGCAGCAGGTACTTGATGTTGAACACACGGTACTGAACTTCGTTCGACGGTCGAACATCGAACTGGATGCGCTTGTCGTCAGCGAAGTGCCGAATGAGCATCTGGTAAATCAGCCAGTCATAGTTCTTGCGGTAGTACCGCTTGAACTCCGGCTTGTGCGTGGTGCGTCCGTGATTGCCGGGCACCATTGGTACGTACAGATGACCGAAGCGATCAACCATGCGCGCCAACCCGCCAGCTATCCACTCGAACGCCTTGATCGAAGCAGGGATAGCTTCCATGTCGTCGGTCGCAACCAACTCAGGATGCAATCCACCGCTCACGAAGTCGCCGGTCAGGTTGATGACCATTCCGGGATAATTGCCGGTATGAACTTCAGAACACAACGTCTCCGTCGCTTCGTACAGACGCTCAACACGCTCCTGTGCGATGTTCACGTTGTACTCGTTCACGCCGTTCACTTCGGCCTTGTTCACGACTTCGCCAAGATGCCAGTCGGCCCACATGGTAACGGGGACTTCAGGATCAGGCAGGAAGCGCTCTCGCTTGCCAGCCTTACGAACCCATGCCGGGATAGTCTTAGGCGTATTCACGATGCCGCCGAGTACTTCAGCGATCACGTCGTTAGAGTTGCCGTCTCGTAGTGCCTTGCGCAAGTCTTTGGTCAGGCGATTTACCTGATCCTGTAGTGCGACGATGCGCTTGGCTTCTGCCGTAACGAACGTAGGCTTAGCCTTAACTGCCAATTGGGATGTCCCTGTAACGCGCCCTGACTGCATCGAAGACGACTTCGGCGCGTGGATCACTAGCGCCGTCCGGTCGTCTCAGCTTGTTCTTGGGCAGACTGATGAAACGTGATCCGGCTAGGCCGGGGTCGTTCGAAGCTCCGATCATAAGCTGGAAGTCACATGCTCCCTGCTTTCCGGTCTTACTGTCTTTCAACATGCCGAGCGTCGGGAATTGCATCCCGTCGCCATCGTTGCTTATCTGGCTCGTAGCGAGGCCGATGCAGTTGTACTTGACACTGCGCTCTCGTCCCCACTGATACATCTGCTCAAGCATCAGATCAGTACGAGCCGCATCCCCGAACCCTTTGATGTTGTCGATCATGTCGTACACGATCAAGCCTGGGTTGCTCTCTTCGAGGATGCTTTCGATCTGTCCAGTTGCGAAGCCGTGAACATCTAGGATGCGTATCTTGTCGAGACGACCGCCTATTGCTTCACGATACTGCTTGACCAGCACCCCAGCGGAGTGCCGTTCCTTCAGTTCGGTCATGGTCAGATTTAGTGCCGACTGGTACAGACGCGGAATGATGCGCTTGCCCGGTCCTTCGTTGTTCAGCCAAACGATGTTTCGATCTGGCGGTAGCTGCGGAGCCATGTGCGTGATCTCGCTCGATATGAACGAGGTCTTGCCCTTGTCTGGTCGTCCGGCAATGATGCCGAAGTCGCCCGGCCGCAGCTTGCGCATTGCACCGCTCAGGCAATCGAGCCGCCACGCAACGCCTGTGTCGTCGAACTCGTCTTGCAACAGTTCTCCGATAGGCACGTCGATGTACGCGATGGCACGCTTACCAGTACGCTCTCTGTAGCCGTCCATTGTCCGGTTCACAGCATCGTACGCGTCCGGCAGATCACCGTTGTTGAACTCTTCAGCGAGGTTCGCGAGCTTAGTCATGAGTTCAAGCGACGATAGCTCGTCCATGATGTTGCGCTTCTGATCTTCGTCAGGCTCTGCAACACAGTTCAACAACATTGCTTTGTAGCCGTTGAACTTCTCGTCGCTCATTTTAGGATGCCACGATTTGAAGCGCGGCAGGAACGTGGTCATGTCCACGGAAGTATGCGTAGGAAACTTCTCGAAGTACTTACCGAAGTCATCGAGGATAGCCATAGCCTGCGGATCGATGTTCGCTACAGGCAGCATGTCCTTGAGCTTGTTGTAATCACTTCTCCTGCGCATGATCCGCAGCAGGATAACGTCTATGATAGCAGTCTCCTTATCTCCCGGTTACTGTAGTACTTCGGGTCTTGTTCGGTTCGGATGCGCTTGGTCTCGTATCCTTGTAGCGCGAGCGTTCGCTCAAGCTTGTGCGCCGCCACTCGACCGGGCCTGTCGGGATCGAGCCATATTGCAATCCTGCGTACGCCTTCAAGTACGGCTGATAGTTGCTGTGCATTCGCGCTAGTACCCAAGAGGGACACGCAGCGCCGTACGAGACGGCCAACACGAACCGCCGACAATATGTCCTCCGTGATGACCAGATCAGGTCCACTACCTTCAGGCCAATCGGGCGTGGCAGGCAACGCAGTAGCAGGATCAGCAATGAAAACTGCCGAGGCAGCTTGAGCCATCCTCTCAATATACTTAGGCTTCGCACCTATTGTGCTCCGTGCTGTGAAGCCAGCCAGACCAGCTTCGTTGTAGATGGGCAAGACGACGCGTCTGAGTGAAGGGCTATACCCAAAACCGTAATGACGATAGACATCAGTACTGACGCCAGCACGGTATAACCAAACAGCTTCATTCGCCGGTATCTCCAATGTGAAGTCATGCGGTAGTCGAACCTTCGCCTCTTGCAACAAGGCGAGTTCTTCTCGACGACGGCGCAACTGATCTATGCTGAAGTCACCGTGAGCAACGAAGCCGCGAGGCCCGCACCTAAAGCAATAGGCGCGGTATCCTCGTTCCTCGTTACTCACTAGCAGCGACTTGTCGTGCGCGCAGCATTCGATCCTGATGCGCCGCCCCGCCTGAAGTGTCTTAGCGGTAGCAAGCCATACAGGATCGTCTGCCATTAATGCCCCGCGTTGATTGCCTCAGAGACGCGTCCGATGTTCGTACCTAGCGCCTGAGCGATCTCATGCACGGTGTAACCGCGTCTGCGGTACGCCTTTGCAGTCATGCGCTGGTCGTCAGTAAGCGGCTTAAGCTTACGCTTGGCAACGAAGTCGGGCTTCTTGCGATCAAGCAGTTTGATCGCGTCTTGAACCATATCCCAGTCGTGCAGAGACGATGCCTCGTTCAGCAGCCGACGAGCCTCAGGGATATTGCTCAATCCTCAGTCTCCTCGTACCGAGCGTCCTGTTCTTCCGCAGCCCTGAGTTCATCAAGGCTCATGTTGTCTTCCTGATCGAGAACGTCTTCCGGCATAATGCCCTCCTATTTGCGTCCAAAGATGCTTGTGAGTGTACGCGCTACTGCGCTCACGGTCGTAACGCCCGCCATCAGTCCGAAGAAGGACAGCAGGATAGAGCCCTCGTATTGATCGAAGGGAGGTGGGTACTTCGCGATCCGCCAGCCAAGCTGGAAGATCGTATCGAGCGTCACAGCGATCAGATGCCCGGTGAAGCATGCGCCGATGATGAACGTCAGAGTACGCATTTCCCAAAAGCCAGAGGTCTGACTTCGGTTCTGCGACATGGCATCGAGTTGCGACTTGGCCCACTCTGCGTGCTGACGCTCCTTAGCGTCAGTGCTGTCCTTGTACCTGTTGTAGATACCAGTGAGCGCTGTGAAGCCGCCGCTCGTCAGCCAGGACCAGCCTAGCTTAAGAAGCAGCATCGGCAGTCTGCGTCTTCTCATAGAAGTGCCAGCCGACGACACCGACAACGATTGCCAGCGTGAACACGAGACCAATAGTCGTACCGTGCTGCTGGAAGATGTCGAGGATCGGCTGCAACTGATCGAGCGTACCGGAGCTATCGCTAGCCACGGCAGTGCCGGTTGCAGCAGCACCCGTAACTGCGGCAGTGGTCTTCTTGTTGTTCATCACAACCGCAGTAGCGGACTTGATGACGCTGCCGGTAGTCATGGGCGCAACGTGGTTCTCTGCGAGAGCCGCAGCCACGTCAGGACGAAGCTCGCTGAGCCGCTTCAGCACCGTCATGGTGCCAATCTGCGGATCGTCAAAGTCCTTGTCCCACACGTGATCGGCCACGTACTTGCCCGGCTGCTCCCAGTTCGAGCCCGCCCACACGTAAGGCGAGTTCACGCCCTTGCCTGTGTAGCCCCAGCCGTTGAAGCCTTCGCTCTCGTAGCCCATGCGGGCCGGAGCCCACGTGATGCCACGCAGGTTGCGCATGTCGAGAGCATCGATAGCGGCAGCAACCCACGTCTTGAACGGGCCGCGTCCCTTCGGTACGAGCTTCGTCTTGCGCGTGGTGCCAATGATCTTCTCGCCATTGTGCAGCACGCCCTTGAAGTCGCAGCCGCTCTCTCGCATGTGCAGAGCACCGATGAAGAACCACGGAATGCCCGTAGCAGCTTCAACGGCCTTGTACTGATCCTCGCCCTTGATGATGAGCTTGGCGTAGAAGCTGGCGTTCGCATCGTCCTTACCCGGCTTGATGCGAATACCACTCCACATTTTAGCGTACCCCTTTTGGGTAGCCTCGTAGGTTGGCATGTTGTTCCTTCAGTAGATGTCGTCATGCAGCACGGTCTCTTGACCGTACCGAATGCAAGCGTTTACGAACTGCTCGATGTCGAGCGGATAGTTCTTGAACTTGTCGGCGTACAGTTCCTGTACCGTGACAAGCGCGTGGATCATGCTGATCCACTGGGAAGTCTCGGTTGACCACGGCTTTGCGTTCAGCACGTCAGTCACCATCAATTGAAACTCGTTGCCCGACTTGTAGAGCGCTCGATATGCGAGCCAGCCTTCAAAGGCGTAGTATGCGCCCCAATCTCCGAACAGCGGGCAGCGTTCGGTCTCGTCTTCACGCAGCACAGGAACGCATCCCGTGCGCTTGAAGTATTCTTCGTTCGTAACGTCGTCATCGTTGATGACGTGTAGTTGAGGTATCGCACCGCTCTCGTAGAGCGAGGCGATGAACGCGTTAAAGTCTGCGATGTCGAACGCGGGCCTCGTGTAGAGATCGTTGAACGTACCGTGCATGGCTTTGCTCTGCTGTGTGAGTGTGATGCTGTTGTGTGTTAGTGGCATTCATAATGTGGGGGCTCCATTCTGATACTCTGCCAATGAAAAAGGGCGGCCCGTTCTGGACCGCCCTCTCACTACTCAACTATTACTTTGTTGTTGTCGTTCCCTGCTTCTTACTTCGGCTTCACGTCCGTACGGATGACTTGCATACCGATGAACGCGCCCTTGTCGTCCTGCACTGAGCGGGAGACAAAGTACTTGCCAGCCTGCGAACCCTGACGGTTCGCCTGCGTTGTTGCGCTCTGCACGGAGCGGCGAAGCTTGTCAGCATCGACGCCATCTTGCAGCTTGACGGTGAACTGAGCGTAGCGGGTCTTACCGTCAACAACCTGCGGAGCCTGAAGCTGATCGAACTTGTACTTCGATCCTTCAGTACGACGCTTCGCAGTCGGGATGAAGTCAACGAAGCCGAACTCAAGCTCGCCAACCTCAACCTCTTCACGCGTCTCCGTCTGCTCCGTCTCCGCAGCCGTTTCCGGTTCAGGAGTTGGAGCAGGCGTAGCAGCGGGCTTCTCGGTAGCCTTGGCCGGAGCCTTTGCAGTAGCCTTAGCTTGAGGCTGCTGCGCAGGCGTCTCGTCAGTCAGTCCGAGGTCGGCCAACGGATCGTTCTCGATGCTCACAGTTGTCTTGTCCTTGCCGCTCTTAGCCACAGGCTTAGCGGCTGTTCGTTTCGTCACCACGTCTTTTGCTTCTCCTATAGCTATCAATTGTATCAATAGGCTCATGCCTATCGAGAGCCTATGCTCTGTACATAACTACGTATATAGTTATCTACATAACACAGGACTAGACTTCGTACATAGTCTTAAACCGATACGTCGATACGGGATGTCCAAATAGGGAGGGTATTAATTAATGTTCACTTGTGAACACGGGCAATCGGGTAGCTGCCACTTTTTCCCGCCGTGCTGTTAAGCATACCGTCCCCGGAATTTCCCCGGATATTGGTTCAAATAGCTGCCGTTTCTTGCCGGTTTGCAGGGTTACGTAAACAGACCAACTTAGGCTAAACAATTGAAATATAAGAAGGTTATCAAAATGGACTATCCCGCCCTGTAATACTATGTAGATAACTAACCAGTCGACAAGCAATTGAGAACGCAGGGTTATCCACCCTGCGCCTTGTCAGTCCCCGCTTTTTCCCCGGAAACATAGAGGTCGGCCAGTTCAGCCATCCTCTTCAATTCCTCGAACGCAGTGCTTCGAGCCGTTGCCGTTGTGCCCTCGCTGTACGCGGCTAGGAGCATCGGCATAACGCCTGACCACGTAGGCGGCATGTCTATAGTCTCAATTCTCTTAGCCATCAGAGCCTCCCAATTGTGTCGCTGAGTTCGTCTACGTTCGTATGAGCGTAGCGCATTACCATCGCTAGCGTCCTCCAGCCACCGAGCTTCTGAAGCGCGCCGATGTCCCGGTTAGCTTGGTAGTGCCACGTTGCCCATGTGTGTCTCGTGTCGTGTATTCTGAAGTTCTCGATCTTCGCCCTCCTGCACGCCGCCTTGAATACCTCGCGGATAC